ATGTCGGAGTCTGAGATTGCCGCCTTCCTTGGCATCGGAACAAGCCGCGTCCGAACCTTGGGTCGTGAAGGCGTGATGGTGCGAGTCGGGCGGGGCCGGCTCGATGTGCAGGAAACGCTGGGCAACCATCTTGCCCGGTTGCGCGATGGCGCGGTGAAGGCCGGGCCGGTCACTGACGAAATGAAGGCTGAAAAACTGAGGTTGGCAAAGCAACAGGCCGACAAGATCGAGATTCAGAACGCGGCGGCGCGCGGCGAATTGTTCAGAAGTGCTGACGTGGAACGCGAATGGCAAAACGTCTTGCGCGATGTTCGGTCGACCGTCTTGGCCGTGCCGTCCCGCGTGGGATCGAAACTGGCGCATCTGACGGCGCATGACGTGGCCGAAATCGACCGCGAAATCAAAGCCGCTCTGGAAGGACTCGCCAATGGGAATTGAACTGATCCGCAGCCGCGCCCTGAAAGCCCTGCGCCCGCCTGCCGATATGGCAACCGCTGACTGGATTGAGGGAAATATCTTCCTACCCCCGAATGCCAGCGCGCTTCCCGGCAAGATGAAACTCTGGGCCTATCAGCGGGGAATCTGCGATGCGCTTGACGATCCGGGCATTGAGCGCCTAACCGTGCTGAAATCAGCGCGCATTGGCTATACCGCCCTTCTGTCTGGTATCATCGCCAGTCACGTTGCCAATGCGCCCGCGCCGATCTTGGCCGTTCAACCGACTGCGGATGATGCCCGCGACTATGCCGTCGACCTTGAAGGGGTGTTCAGCGCATCGCCTGCCTTGCGTGGCCTGCTGAGCGATGAAGCCGATGACACGGGGCGGTCGACCATGCTGAACCGACGCTTTCCCGGTGGCAGCCTGAAATTTCTAGCCGCAAAAAGCCCGCGCAACTTGCGTCGCCACACCGCCAAAATCCTGATTATGGATGAAATAGACGGGTTTGAGGTTTCGCAGGAAGGTGACCCGATTGAACTGGCGACCATGCGCACCATGACGTTCCGGGATAGGAAGATCATTGCGGGTTCGACTCCGGTTTTCGACTATGGCCCGGCAACGCGGCTTTATGACAAATCGGACAAGCGGATTTACGAATGCCTTTGCCCATCCTGCAACGAATTCGCGGAAATCAAATGGGCGGATATTCATTGGCAGGAAGGTGACCCAGATTCCGCGCATTGGAACTGCCCGAATAACGGCTGCGTGGTGCAGGAACGGGACAAGCCGGGAATGGTGGCAGCGGGCCGCTGGCGCGCGACTGCGCCCGATGTGAAGGGCCATACGGGTTTCAGGGTCAATGCCCTTATCAGCCCGCATTTCAACGCCCGGCGGGCCAAATTGGCAGCCGAATTTCTGGAAGCCAAGAAAAGCCCGGAAACCTTGCAGACCTTCACCAACCTTGTGCTGGGGGAACCGTGGAAAACCGAAGGCGATGACCTCGATGAACATGAATTGTTCGGGCGGCGCGAACCGTTCCGCCTCGATGCCCTGCCGGATGGTGTGCTGTTCCTGACGGCGGGCGTTGACTGCCGGGATGACCGGCTTGAAGTGGTCATCATGGGCCACGGGCGCAGCGATATTTTCGCCCTCGATCATCGCATCTTCTGGGGGCCGATTGATGGGGAAGCGGTCTGGCAAGACCTCGACTCGCTGTTGCGGCAGACGTGGCAGCACCCGAACGGCGGCACGATCCGCATTGACGCGGCCTGCATCGACTCCGGTGACGGCGGGCACACGGAAATCGTGAACAGCTTTACCCGGCCGCGCTACGGGCGGCGCGTGGTGGCAATCAAAGGCGTTGCAGGCTTTTCGCGCGGCTTCCTGCAAAGGTCAGGCACCAAGGGTCAGCTTTTATGGCTGGTCGGTTCGGACGCGGTAAAATCGCAGCTTTTCACACGGCTGGCGCGCGGCGTAGGTGTCCGGTTTGGCGCAGCCCTGGAACCGATCTACTTTGAGCAACTAACCTCAGAACGGCGCGTGGTGCGCTATATGCGCGGGGTCCCTCAGGCACGGTTTGAACGGATCAAGGGCAAGCGCGCCGAAACCTTGGACGCCACGGTCTACGCATGGGCAGCGCGGCAGTTGATCGGGGTCAATCTTGACAGGCGGGCGGAAGAACTGGCGTCCGCCGCTGCGCCGAAGAAACAGCCTGTGGTCATTCGGTCGACTTGGTTGCCGTGATGATACATCATGACCTTTTGAGAGTGCGGGGCTATTATGAAAAAAATTCGAGAGTGGACACATGGAACTACAGCAAAAGTTAGAATGGTTTAAATACAGGCGGCGAGAAATAGAAAGAGAAGCATCAGGAAATAATGGAAAGGTCAAAAGGCAGGACCGTTGGCGAACAAATTACTATAAACTTCCCTACATGGCGAGAATGACACCAGATCAATTCTTCACCCGTGTTTGCGACGTACTCCATAATCAAATAGAAATTGACGATCAGGCAAGACTAAGCGCAAATCCTATGGCTTATAATGACTATTGGATGTTGCAGCGATGGGCGCATGTTATGGAAGAGGCGGGCGGCAGGGGTGGATTTTTGGGAGAAATGATAGCCGCAGCCAATGAACCCCTCAATAAGTATTTTGAGCAAGGTGAGCCACCGGGCGTCCGACTGTTCAGAGATGCACAGGAATCGTCAGGACCGACACTAGTGAAATACTCTCGCCGTGATTTCATTGAAAGAATGTATCGCTTTGGCGAAATCAGAATAGCCCCTGCTTCAAGTTATTCAGATGGGAGTCTGCTCAACGCTCAGCAAGATCTTGAAGTTCAGAGGGAGTTTGTTATTCCTACTGCCAAGTTGTTCACCAAAGGCTTCCGTCATGCTGAAATTGAAGGAAGAACATATAGTATTGTCCACGGAGATGTTTCGATTGTTGAGCGAATGGAAGACTATTATGTCTACTGCCTTTGCAGAGAGGTTGACCGACGTTTACCTACAGATTTTAAGGCAGATGCCGCGCTGGTAATACATGATAGAAGAAAATTCCAGCGCCTATTTTTCCAAGCTCTTCGGGAGAGATTGGGAAATTGGGATATGCGGAATGGCGAGGTGACATACTTTGATCCATATACTGACTATAAGCGACATAGAGTCTTAGAAATGTGTAAGCACTTTCGATTTAATTATCAGAAAGAGTTTCGCATTCTAGCCCGGCCAAAGCGGCCAAACACTATTGAACTAGAACCCTTCTTTATCAAACTAGGGAATCTTGAAGGTGTCGCAACTCCCTACTTTGAAAAATTGGATTAGAGCATTTTTTCTACTTTGATAATTTGAAGACCTGTTCAACATTGGGGATCGAGAATGCTCCCAAATAGGTGAGGCGCATCCCGACAATCGTTGCCGCGGTTTCAAATGGCACCCCGCTTTCGGTAAGGGTCTGGACAAGGGTCCGGGTGGCCTGCAATTCTCTTTTGGTCAGTTTTCGCATGATTGGATTCCTTTCATAAAATGGGAACGGCGCTGCTACCGAAGGGTAACAGCGCCGCCGCCAGGCCGGGGAAGGATACCGCGAGGAACCCGGCCCTTCGCGCGCCGGATGCGGGGAACAGGAACCCACGGCGCGCAAATATCAATCTCTGTTGAAGGGTGAACCGGGGCGGGCCTTCGACCTTCCGCCCCGGTTCCTTCATCGCCTCAACTAAGACTCACTTCCAGCAAATCGGAATCAATAATTCTACGGGAATCTTTGCGTCCGCATTTAAGATTCCTGTAGAATTAATGATTCCGATGTGCCATGTATATGTCCAACACAGGAGACCGTGAAGCCATGAAAGATATTACACTGCGGAACATGTCGCACATCATCGCCGCAAGCGAGAAGCGCGCCGAAGAAAAGATTTTCAACCAACTCAAGGGCCTTGCGGGGCGTGGCATCCTATCCCCTGTGCCTGGAAACTACGGCAAGAAGGGTGCGCTGCTGTTCCCGCAGCAAGAAATCTACCGTGCAAGGACGCTTCTTGCCGCACTCGACAACGGGTTCGCCGCAGACGCCCTGACACAATTTGACGCTCAGATGCGTCGCGAGTCGCGGGAAATCTATCCTGACGGCAAGCATGTTGAGCGCAGCCTCGATCATGCAATCTCTGCGCTGGAAGCGGGCACTAAGAACTGGATTTTTCAGGTTGGGCAACTTCGGATCGACGGCGAACTTGAATTCAGCGGTCATTGGGCAGTCGACGGCAGGCATGGCAGCGCGCCGGATTGGCTTGGGCAGCCGCCGGAAGGCTACGAATACAGCTATGCGGGCAGCTTTGAGGCCGTGACATCAATCATGTTCACCAATGTCTGCTTGCCGATCTTCAATGAGATCAAGCGCCGCGACAAAGAGAAAAAGGATTCCTGATCTTGGGCGTTCTGGACCTCTTCAAACGCAAGGCCGAACCGATAACCACCCGGCGCTTTGACGGCGCGGCAGGTGGGCGGCGCTGGTCATCTGCGCCTTCCTTTGGGCGCACCGGGCCGGAAACTCTGGCAGCCTCTGCCCCTATCCGCAGCCGCGCCCGCTATTTTGTGGCGAACAACCCTTGGGCCGCGAACGGCGTTTCGGCGCTGGCGTCCGGGCTGGTCGGCTTTGGCATCAAACCCGCCTCGCAGCGTCCCGACGCGGGCAACCGTGCCACCATCGGCGCGGCGTTCGGCACATGGGCCAAGCGGGCAGACGCGGAAGGGCGCACCGATCTGTTCGGGATGCAAGCCAACGCGGCGCGGGCGATGATCGTCGACGGGGAAGCTTTCCTGCACATGGAAACCCGCGCGGGCGGGCTGCGGCTGCGGCTTTTGCCCGCTGAAATGGTGGATGAAGCCGACACGCGCGACCTGCCGAACGGCGGTTATGTGGTGGCGGGGATCGAATTCAACGCGGAAGGGCAGCGCGTGGCCTATCACGTCCTGAAAGCCCGCCCCACGGCTGTTTTCGCCTCGACCTATGGCACGATCCGCGTTCCTGCCGATGATAAGCTGCACCTCATGCACCCGCTTGGGGCCGGGCAGGTGCGCGGCGTGTCTTGGCTTGCACCGATCTTGCTGCGCCTGTCCGAACTCGACCAGTTGGAAGATGCCTTGGCCGTTGGCGTGAAAACGGCTGCGATGTTCGCGGGCTTCCTTGTCGACCAGAATGGCACGGACGAACCGTTCGATGCCAGCGACGATACCGGCATTCTGACCCGTGGCCTTGAACCGGGCGTATTGCAGCGCCTGCCTTCCGGTTTTGACATTCGGTTTTCCACCCCGCAACAGGCGCAGCAAACCGCCGAATTCGTCAGCCACCAAATCCGCGCCATTTCGGCAGGCTTGGGCGTTCCGGCGCATCTGGTCAGCGGCGATCTGCGGGAAGCCAACTATGGCAGCTTGCGCGCTGGCATGGTGGCGTTCCGGCAGAAGCTGGAACAGATTCAATTCGGCACGGTTATTCCGCAGATGTGCGCGCCGATCTGGGAACGCGCGGTTTCCACGTTGATCCTGCGCGTCGATCTGGCTGCATCCGATTTTGAGGCAGCCGCGCCGCTTTGGCTGGCAGCCGAACACTATCCCCCGCCGATGCCGTGGATTGATCCGGCAAAGGACGTGGCCGCAATCCGCGATGCGCTTGAAGCCGGGCTTATGTCCCGCCGCCAAGCCGTTGCCGAACGCGGCTATGACGTTGAAACCCTCGACTCCGAGATTGCCGCAGACCGGGAACGCGAAGCCCGGCTGGGCATCAATTTCAACCTCAGCGCCGCCACGCCCGAACCCAAGAAGGAAGCTGGCATCGAATGACCATCCTTGAAACGCGGGCCGCGACAATCGCCCCCGCCACGCTGAACCGTGAGGCCGGAACGGTCGACGTGGTTCTATCCACTGGCGCGCCGGTCAAGCGCGCGGGCTATGTCGAACGCCTCTCAATCGACCCCGCAGCCGTGACCATCGCGCCGCGCCTGCCGGTTCTCGACTCGCATCGGCAAGCCTCAATCCAAGACGTGAAAGGTCGCGTTGAAAACGTCCGGTTTGAAACTGGGCAAATCGTGGCGACCCTTCGCATTTCCGACCCCGCAGCCCTTGCCGCGATCGAGCGCGGCGACGTGACCGGAGTCAGCATCGGTTACCGCGTTAGCAAGTGGCAGGACTCTTCCTACGCCACGGGTCAGCGCGTCGGCACCACCACCACCTGGGAACTGGTTGAGTGTTCCCTTGTCGCAAATCCCCGCAGACCCCCAAGCCCTTGTCAGGAGTGTTCCCTTGCCCGAACTGACCATCACCGCGCCCGACGCGGCAACCATTGAGACCCGCACCGCTATGCGCGGAGTCCGCGCTGGCAAAGCTGACCGGGACTAAAAGCTGAACGAAAGTGTCCCACTTTTGCCCCCCGTTTGACGTGGTGGGAAAAAACCGACTGCTAGGCTGCTGATTTTGTTGGGTAAAAAATGAATAAGTGGCAGCCCGTAGGGGGGGCTTTGTTCCCCGCGAAATCAACGCGGTAGCTTGTCCAACCGCCCCTTTGAATTCATTGGCGATTATTGCGATTTGTCCAACCGTTCTGTGACGGCAGAAATGGAAAACCCCGGAGCGCTGGCGGGCGCAACCGGGGCAAATACGATAGAACAGGCGTTCAAGACAAAAGACTACCGCAACCGCGCGGATGCCGCAACCGCCTTGTGCGAGGCTATCGCAGATTGTGATCAAACCGACGCTTGCACGATCATGGAAGCGGCGTTGGCCGACCTGTATTTGCCGTGGCCTGACCGGTTGTCGAGTTTTGCTATGACCGATGCGCGCGCTTGGGCAGACTTCGCAACCCCGCGCGAACTGAAAGCCTACGCGCTGGCTTGCTTTGAAAAGATGCGCCCAAAGGTGCAGGCGGCGTTCCTAGCGCATGTCGGGGGGGCGGCGGCATGAACAAGATCATCATTCCAAAAGACGTTGCCGAACATCTGGTCAAGGCGGCAGCGGTCTTGAAGGAACGCCACAAACGGCTGGAGTATCTGCTGACCCTGTATGCGGACGAAGATCCTGCTGATGACTGGGAATGGCAGATCAGCATGGATCATTCCGAAGCCGAAATGATGGCCAAGAACCTCAAGAACATCGCGGACTTTGCCGAGTTTCTTTCCAAGTTTGCCGGAGGTCAGAATGATGGCTGATGGCAGCTTTGACCGCATGGCCGAAATTGACGCCATGCACCGCGCGAAAATGGGTGACGACTGGCGCGCTGACTTCGAAGGATCGCGGGATGATGGACCGCCCAAGGGATCAAACAGAAAAGAGGCAGAGAAGAAGCCCGCGCCAGTGCGCACCAGCCGGTTCTTTGCCGCGTCTGATCTGGACGGATTGCCGGTTCCTGATCGGCAATGGCTTGTCGCTGATCTTATCCCGTCTGGCACGGTCACGCTATTGGGCGGCGATGGTGGCACCGGCAAGTCATTGCTGGCGCTGCAACTGGCCGCTGCGGTGGCGCACGGCGGCTTTCCATGGCTGGGCCGTCACGTCTACAGCGGCAACGTTGTATTCATCAGCGCGGAAGATGATCAGGACGAATTGCACCGGCGTATTGCTGATGTAGCGCTGTCGGCTGGCATCGGGCTTGCTGATCTTGGCAACCTGAAACTTCGCAGCCTGGCAGGCGAAGACGCTTTGCTGTCCACGCTGGAGCCGGACGGTTCGCTGTCTGCTACCGATCTGTTCAACGCCATAGATGGCTACGTCACCACGACCAAGCCGTCGCTGATCGTCCTGGACACGCTGGCCGATCTGTTCCCCGGCAATGAAAACGACCGGGCACAAGCGCGGCAATTCATCGGCCTGTTGCGCGGGCTGGCCATTCGGCACCAGTGCGCCGTGCTACTGCTGTCGCACCCGTCCCTATCGGGAATGGGTTCTGGCACCGGCACGTCCGGCAGCACCGGCTGGAACAACTCTGTGCGGTCCCGCCTCTATCTGGAGCGAGTGGCGCAAGAGGGCTATGAGGCCAACCCCGACGCGCGGGTGTTGCGCACCATGAAGGCCAACTATGGGCGCACCGGCGGCGAAATCAGCATGACGTGGCAGCAAGGCGTCTTTGTTGCGGATGCTGTCGAGACGGGCCTAAATCGCGTTTGCGCATCCATGAAGTCGGAGCGCGTCTTTGTGAAGCTGCTACGGCAGACCTTGGACCAAGGGCGGCGTGTCAATCATGCGGGCGGGCCAACCTATGCACCCAAGGTCTTCGCCGCGCATCCCGATTCAGAGGGTATTACCAAGCGCGCCTTTACGCAGGCCATGGAACACCTGCTAACCGCTAAGAAGATCGTCATCGGTGAGGATGGCCCACCATCCAAGCGGCGGCAATCCTTGGCGCTTCCCGAGGTGGCCGAATGATGCTTCCAACCCCCTTCCATAGTGCCTTCCAACCCCCTTCCAAAGTGGGTTCCAAAGTGCCTTCCACCCCCTCTACCAACCCCCTTCCAACCCCTGTGTGTATATATCCCCATACCCCTATGCGTTGCGCCTGCCCTTGGCGGCTTAGGCGCACGCCAAGAAAAGGCGGTTCAACTGCCGCTGTCAGTGCCGCTGATCTGGTCCCAATGCCCCGACTTCTGGGGCCTTGGGGGGTCGGGGGGCTTAGTTATCTGCTCGCGCGATCTGCCCCAAATCGGGGGGAGGTGACGGCATGAAAAAGGCTGCAACTTTGGCGATCGAGTTTCTCGAATCCCTGAAAATTCCGGAGGGTCCGAAGGCTGGTGAGGCGGTGAAGCTGGCACCGTTTCAAAAGCAATTCGTCAAGGGGGCGCTGTCCGATGGCGTCAATGTGGCCGTGCTGTCGATCGGTCGCGGCAACGCCAAGACGGCGCTGTCGGCTGGCATCGCCTTGGGGGCGCTGATGGGCAAGTGGGATGATCAGCCGCGGCGTGAAGTTGTCATCGCAGCCCGGACGCGGGATCAGGGGCGCATCGCGTTCGACTTTTGTGTCGGCTTCATGCGGTCCTTGTCGGACGAGGAGCAGGCGCTGTTCAAGGTGCGGTCATCGCCACGGCTGGAGATTGAGTATCTGGGAGGCGATGGTGGCCACGTCATCCGGGTCTTGGCTGCTGACGGCAAGTCGGCATTGGGCGGCGCGCCTACGCTGGTGCTGATGGACGAGCGCGGGCATTGGGAAGCCGACAAGGGCAACAACCTTGAACACGCGCTGCTGTCGGGTATCGGCAAACGGGGCGGGCGGGCGCTGATCATTTCAACATCAGCGGCGGACGATTCGCATCCGTTCTCGGCTTGGATTGATCAGGATCAAGAGGGCGTCTATCGGCAGGAACATAGGCCACCACCGGGCTTGCCTGTTGATGATCTGGCCAGCTTGCGCCTTGCCAACCCCGGCGCGGCGGCTGGCATCGGTTCAAGCCTGGAATGGCTACAGGCGCAAGCGCGGCGGGCCATAGCGCGCGGCGGTTCCACCCTTACCTCGTTCCGGCTCTACAACCGCAATGAGCGTGTGAGCGGTGAAAGCCGGGAACTGTTGATCGAGGCGGATGAATGGCTGGCCTGTGAGGTGTCACAGGTTCCGCCCCGGCAAGGGCAGGTTGTCATCGGCATTGACCTGGGCGGCTCTGCCAGCATGTCCGGCGCGGCGTTCTACTGGCCAGAAACCGGGCGTCTTGAATGTCTGGGCACCTTTCCGGCGCGGCCTTCGCTCTTGGACCGGGGGCAGAATGACGGCGTGTCGGGCCGCTATGTCGAGATGCACAGCCGAGGTGAATTGACGGTTCTGGGCGATGCGACTGTGCCTGTCGCGCCTTGGATGGTCGAGGTGTTGCGCCATGTCGAGGGGCAGACAATCGCTGCGATTACCGCCGACCGATACAAGCAAGCCGAACTTGGCGAGGCAATCGACAAGGCCGGGATTCGCGCGCCGATCATCTGGCGTGGCATGGGATTTAGAGAAGGGTCCGAGGATTGCGAGCGGTTCCGGCGCGCGGCGTTTGACGGCAAGGTCAGGACTGTGCCGTCGCTGTTGCTGCGCTCTGCCTTTGCGGATGCTGTCTGTCTGCGGGATCCTGCGAACAACCTGAAACTAGCCAAGGCGCGGTCAACAGGGCGCATCGACGCGGCGGCGGCAACCGTGCTGGCCGTGGCTGAAGGTGCGCGCATGACGGGCCGTCCTGCCAAGGCTGCGGGGGGCTTCACATGGGTCTGAGCAAGAAGCGGCGCGACTATCAGAACCATTCGGCACAGGTCTGCCGCACCATGCGCTGGAAGGCCATGCGGATGCAGACGCTGGAGCGTGACGGCTGGGCTTGTGTCCAGTGTGGTGAGCGGCGGCGGCTGGAGGTGGATCACGTCCAACCCGTCAAGACGCATCCCGAATTATCATTTTCTCTGGGCAACCTGCAAAGCCTTTGCGGCAAATGCCATGCCAGGAAAACCCGTATCGAGATTGGCCTAGGCCAGATCGACCCCAAGCGCGAGGCTTGGAAAAAGCTGGTCAAAGACCTGCAAAAACCCACCGAGCATAAAGGAAAAGAACATGCTTGATTCCGTAAAGATCACCCGGCGTCAGTCGGAAATTCGCCAAGCCCTTGCGGGGCTGGTGGGCAAGGACAACGCCACCGAGGATGAGACGCGCAATATGGGCGCGCTTGATGTGGAATACCGGAACAATGAAACCCGGTTCCGGGCGGCGCTGATCTGCGAAGACACGGAACGGCGCGAAGCCGGGGCCGAATTGGAAACTCGGTCGGACTCGCAATGGGCCGATCTGGTGGCGGGCTTTGAATTGCGCCAAGTCGCACTGGCCCTGGACGAGGGCCGCGCGCTGTCGGGCCGGACTGCCGAAGTCGTCACCGAGTTGCGGGCGAAAGGCGGCTATCAGGGTATGCCGGTTCCGTGGGGCGCGCTGGAACAGCGGAACACGGTCGCGGCTGATGTGCCAAATCCGCTGATGACCCGGCCTACAGTCGAGAGAATGTTTCCGGCGTCTGTCGCGACACGGATGGGCGCGCAGATGATCATGATCGACTCGGGACTGACCGAATGGCCGGTTGTCACCTCGTCGGTGGCGGCGGGCTGGGCTGCGACCGAGGGCGGCAACGTCACCGGGCCGACGCAATACACCACGGCAGACCGCCCGATGAATCCGAACAAGACGCTTGGGATTCAAATGCGGATCAGCCGACGGGCCATGAAGCAGACCGGCGATGCGCTGGAACAGGCGATCCGGCGCGACATGAATGGAGCCATGGCGCAAGCGACCGATCAGGCGGTATTCCGGGGCACGGGCGCTGACGGCCAGCCCTTGGGCGTCATCGCAGGCGCTGGAACGTATGGCATCACGTCAACCGCTATCGGCGCGGCGGCAACCTGGGCTGCGTTCCGGGCGGCTGTGGCGCGGTTCATCGCGGCCAACGCGGCCAACGCACCCGGCGACGTGCGGCTGATGCTGCGCCCTGAGGTCTGGAACTTCATGGACGGCGCTTTTGTCACCGGCACGGCGGTATCCGAATTTGATCGGATGGCAGCACAGATCGGGGCGGGCAATATCGTCATGGCCACCAATGCGCTTGCGGTTCCTGTCGGTTCGCCCTTGGCGTCGAATGCGCTGTTGACCACGGCGGCGGGCGGTGTTGCACCGATCTTCGTCGGATTGTGGGGCGGAATTGATCTGGTAAGGGATATATACACCGACGCGCAAGCGGGCGGTCTGCGGATCACGGCTTTGGCCACGATTGACGTGACGGTCGCGCGGCCTGCGCAGCTCGAGCTGCTGACCGGCGTGAGGCAGGCATGATGCTGACAGGCGGCGCAATCGGGACGCTTGAACTGCGAGCGGCGCGCGATGGTTCGCGCCGCCTGTCGGGCAGCTTCCCTTACAATTCCCGCGCGGTCCTGTCCGATGGTGGCAGGACCGGCAGGCCAAAAAAAGAGGCGTTCGCGTCCGGCGCGTTTGCCTACAGGATCGACAATCCGGAGGAGGAGATTCATCTGTTGATCGGGCACGACTACGACCGCCCGCTTGCCAGCCGCGAGGCGGGAACTTTCTTTGTGTCCGACAAGCCGGATGCTGTTTCGTTTCAGGCGGTCATCACGCCGGAACTGCAACGCGCGACCTATGTGCAGGACTTCTTCGCGGGGTTCGCGGCGGGTCTGATCATGGGCATATCGCCGGGTTTCAGGATACCGCCCGAGCGTGTCGTGCCGAAGGCCGAGGAAACAACCGAGGAAGACCCTGCCGAAGGCATCGCCCTTGTCCGCACGATCTTCGCGGCGCTGCTCTACGAATTTTCGATGGTGACGGTTCCTGCCTACAAGAAAACCAAGGTCGAAGAACGTTCCGGCCTGATCCTGCCAGAGGCGGCGGGCCTTCACCGCACACTCGCCCGTTGGAGGGTCTGA